CAGAACCAAGATCAAACGCTTACATCAAATAGCGTCTGAACCCCTGTTTTCTTATCGGGCCCTACGATCTTTAGCACATACTCCATTAAATCAGTTTTTGTATGTTCGCAGGAAATGTTCAGGATCAACTGCGTCCCGTTCCGGGCCGTGGTTTTGGTCCTCTTCCTGACTTGCGCGCTTCTCTTTCTGATGTGCATGCCCCGAATCTCAAGATTCAGTGGAGGGCTAGATGCGAATCACTCTGGTTCGCATTTTGCGCTTCATGTCTACTTCTCATGGTTCGCGTATGTGTTGACTTTCGATTTTATTATAATGCTCTTGCTGGCCTTGGCTACGCTCAAGTCGTCGTCCTCACCCTTTTGGAGGACTTTATTTTTTGTTCTGTTATGTTTGCGGGTGCTTGGATTTTGGCACGTTACTTTGCCAATCGTAGGATTATCTATCATGGACCTGGTCCGATGGTTTTGCTCGATCTTCGCCCCGAGGACAGTCAGAATGCTCCTTTGAAATACGACTCACACTTGATTGAAGTGCGTTATGAGCGTGTATTTTTAGGCTTTATTTATTGGCGAGAAAAATTTTCTGATCTGTGCGGAACTATTGTCACATTTGCTCTCGGCTAAGGTCATGAGACCTGACTCCGAAAAAGCAGTGAGCTGGGAAAGGATTTATTCTGCAGCGTACCGCCTCCAGGTCACCAATACAAATAGGGCTATGTCGCTATCTGGACATAATCTGATCCAAGATACTGCCTTTGTGGCCATGGGCTCCTACATGGAGTCCAACCAGAGGTGGCTTGCCCGACAGGCTTTTTAGAGAATCCTGCTGAAAGTGGTGGAAGTACGGTTGCTTATGGTTATAGGATAAACGAAGTGGAATTAGATCCAATTCCAGCAATCAAGGAAGGCGTTGCGGTTAGTGATCTGGACTCATGTCCGGTGACAAGAATACCCGTAATGGCTAGCCTAGGTTGTCACGTTAAGGGATTCACGGTCCCCCATCCTGACCTACAGCATCCAGAAACACTATTGGCCGGGTTTTTCAAGAGAGTCGCCGTCGCTCCTCCTGATTCTGAGGAAGAAGTTTTAAGACGGTTTTATTTACATGTGTGGGAGTATTTACCTAAACACTTTAAGCCGCTCCCGTTTGACGCTGACGTTAGCTACGACACCTGGATAAACGAGTCTGATTATCCGCTTTGGCGGAAAACAGAATTGACTAGTACCTGGGATGAGGCCAGTCGGCAATTGAAACCCGAACACTTTGTTGTGCAAGGATTCGCTAAAGATGAATGTCATCCGACGTATAAACACGTTAGAACCATTAACTCTCGACACGATTGTTTCAAATGCTATTCAGGCCCCATCTTTAAGGCAATAGAAAAAGTGGTGTTCGCCAAGAAAAGCTTTATAAAACATATGTCAGTTGATAAAAGACCTGCATATATCGTGGAAAGACTCAATAAAATATCTGGGAGAACGATCGCCACGGATCATG